TGTCCTAACTAAAAGTCCGGAACTTGAAGTTACCACGTTGCAGCACGTCCTAACGTGCTTGGGCATTTTGTTGGTAGTAGCGTGGCTCATCTACACTAGCGGTGGGTAGTAGCGTGGCAAAATCAGTAAGTTGATAAAATAATGGGCCTACGGGGACCAGGCGCGAAGGTCATTAAACGGGCCTCATCGAAAAAGCGTCTGGCCTCATCGTTGGCGCATCCGTGGGACACACCGGGCCTTAGCCGCGCTGCGCGTGTCATTCGGTTTGTGGAATCGTTGCCCTGCAGCGCAGGTCCGTTGGCTGGCACGTTGTTCAAGCTGAGGCCGTGGCAGAAAAAATTCATCAGGGCCGTCTATCGCACCGACAAGGCCGGCAACCGCCTTGTGCGAACTGCCGTGCTTTCTCTCGGCAGAGGCAACGGCAAGACCACGTTGGCTGCCGCGTTGGCGCTTTGTCATATCGCCGGCCCGGAATCGGAATCGAGAGGCGAGGTCTACAGCGCCGCTAATGACAGGTGGCAAGCCTCGCGCATATTCTCCGAAGTCGTTGCGATGATTGAACGGACGCCATGGCTCTCCGAACGAGTTTCGATTCGACGGCACTCCAAAGAGCTTGAGGACATCGGCGCCACCGGCACCATGTATGCAGCTCTAAGCCGCGAAAGTGGGACTAAGCATGGATTGTCCCCATGGTTTGTCTGCTATGACGAACTTGGCCAGGCCGAAGGCCGCGACCTCTACGATGCACTCGACACGGCGCAAGGCAAACGCGAATGCCCGTTGATGATGGTGATAAGCACGCAATCGTCACGCGATGAAGCAATATTATCGACGTTGATTGACTATGGCCTGAGAGTGAATCGCGGCGAAGTAATCGACCCGTCATTTCACCTGACATTATATTCCGCTCCCGAAGATGCCAACCCGTGGCAGCGGTCGACCTGGAAATTGGCGAATCCGGCGTTGGCGGATTTCCGTTCGCTTAGCGATGTGAAGCGGCTTGCACTGCAGGCACAACGGATGCCATCGGCGGAAGCAAGTTTCAGAAACTTAATCTTGAATCAGCGTGTGGACACTACGGAGCAATTCCTGAATGCCGCCGTGTGGAAATCGTGCGGCGCATGTGCCGAAATTGCTCAGTTGAAAGGCCGCCCATGTTTTGCCGGCCTCGACCTGGCCGCATCCCGTGACATGACCGCTTTGGTGCTTGTCTTTGCCGATGACGATGGCGGCTTTGATGTTGTTCCTTATTGTTATCTTCCTGGGGAGACGTTAGGCGAACGCGAAGATGAAGACGGGATGCCTTACGGCACGTGGGCCAGGCAAGGCCACTTGCTGACATTCGAAGGCCGCACGACCGACCCGAAAGCCGTCGCCATGAAGGTGGCCGAGCTGCACGGTGTTTACGACATCAAAGCTTTGGCATTCGACCGCTGGCGCATTGCCGACATTGAACGTGAACTATCGGCCATCGGCTGCCCGGTCCCGCTCATTCCATTCGGGCAGGGCTTCAAGGACATGGCCCCGGCGGTCGACTTGGTGGAACGGCTGGTCGAGGAACGGAAGCTGCGCCACGGAAATCATCCGGTCCTGACAATGGCGGCTAGTAACGCCAAGGCCGAAGCCGATGCCGCCCGCAATCGGAAGCTCTCGAAGAGACGAAGCACCGGGCGCATTGACCCGTTGGTCGCCCTAACGATGGCTCTCGGCATTGCCAGCCGGCATAGGGCGGCGGAGCCCTGGGAGCCGCTCTGTATGGCCGTCTAGGCCATAGGCCGACTATCCATTGACCTAGTGGCCCAGCGGCCTACCATATCTTGACATAAAATACTGGCATTGTATGTTGGTATTATGACCGACAACGATGAGTATGGCGAGACCTACTTTTCCGTGCACGACCCGCATTTTTCGGAGCAGGACCTTTCCAATCTTTTTCCCCCCGCAACGCTGCTGAAACTCGGCAACTGGATACAAGCCGGTTACATCAAGCCTGATTATTGGAAAGACCCGCGCGGAGGCAGGGACAGGCGGCGCTACTCCATCGTCGAAATCGCCCGCATCAGCATCATCGATGGCTTAGTAAATTGCATCGGCATTGCGCCGAGTCGCGCAGTCGAGGTTGCGGATTTCTGCATTCCCTTTCTAAACGACCACTTCGACCGCAATCCAGACCGCACGCTGAAATCCCTATCCTCAATCTACGTTATCTCCTGGCTCGACCGCAGCAGCGGACGAATGCAGTCGAAAGTCATGTATCAAAAGCCGGAAGCTGATGGGTTTGCCTGGTACGAAGACGATCCATGTCTAAACCCTGATGCAAAGCCATGTGGTCCGCCCGGCCACATGGCCATTGTGGTGCCGGTCACGCGCTGGTTCATGACGCTATTCATAAACTGCACGAAATATCTCTGGAATCGCAATCGTGGCCTTCTCGACAAATGGGGGAGGCCTGTCGATGCGTAATCCGGACGGTCGCGCGGCCCGGCCGAAAGTTCAGCGGCGTTTCGCAAGGAACAGGTCGCAGAAATTCAACCCGAAAGGAAAGTATCACCATGACTAATCTGCTTTCGCTAAAAGAGGCGCGGACCGCGAAAGCGGATGCTATCCGCGCAATCGTCGCACAGGCTTCAGCCGCAGGGCGTGACCTGACCGAGCAAGAACAGTCGGCCTTCGACGCCGGCAAGTCTGAAGTCGAAAAGCTGGAAAAGGAAATTCGCAACGCCGAATTTCTGGCCGACCTCGAGCGCCGCATGGACGGCCAAAAGATTATGGTCGGCAGTGGCGATAGTCGCTTGGACGTTGAATTGCGTTCATTCAGTTTGCGGAAAGCAATTCTTTCTCAGGTGCCCGGACACACCGAGGATTGCCAACGCGAACGTGAGCTATCGTCGGAAATTGCCCGCCGTAGCGGCAGACAGTCTCAGGGCGTTTGCATCCCATACAGCGTGTTTGAAAAGCGTGTGATGACTTCGGATGTCAGCACTGGCGGCGGTGCGGCTGCGAGTCTGGTCGCGACTGACCTACTCGCCGGACAGTCCATCGACATTTTACGCGCGGCATTAATCACCAGCCAGTTGGGCGCAACGGTTTTGCCGAATTTGGTCGGCAATGTCGATGTTCCACGATTGGAAACATCAGCGACGGTCGGATGGGTTGCAGAAAATAGCGCGTTGACGCCATCGGACCAGGAATATGATTCGGTTCAGCTTCGGCCGAAACACGCCGGCGGCATTGTGGAGTTTAGCCGCAATCTGTTGTTGCAATCCTCGCCGGCCATCGAACAACTTATTCGCAATGACCTTGCCCAAGTGTTGGCACGTGCCATCGATTCCGCGGCACTAGTTGGCGGCGGTTCAAATGAACCTGTCGGCATTGTCGCGACACCCGCCGTCGACAATTCGGTCAGTTTTGCCCCGCCTTCCTGGGAAGCTGTGTTGCAGCTCATTGAGGTGGTCGAGGCCGGCAACGCTGTCGGCAGCGCATTCGCCACGAATGCCAGCGTCATCCGCACATTGCGGTCAACGCCGCGCATCGCCAGCACGGATTCGCAAATGGTGATGGAAGCGCCCCGGACATTGGCGGGCTACCCGGTTTCAATGAGTTCACTGGTGCCGGCCTCCACAATAATTTTCGGAGATTGGAGCAGCCTGTTGATTGGTGTTTGGTCCTCGGTCGACCTTTTGGTGAACCCATACGAAAGCGTGGCCTATTCGAAAGGCAATGTGCAAATTCGAGGAATGTGCACCGTCGATTGCGCCCTGCGTCATGCTGAATCGTTTGCGTTCTCGAGCAATGTGGACACAACGGCATAACAGCATGAACCTCGAACGCCGGTCATCGTCTCTTGAAGTCCGCGCCAAAAATCGGCGGCTTGAAGGCTATTGCGCCACCTTCGGCACGGAGGCGCGGATTGGCGATTTCATCGAAAGCATTCTGCCCGGTGCTTTCGCGGCCTCGTTGTCGGGCGATATTGTTGCATTGCTCGACCACGATGCCGGCCGTTTGTTGGCAAGAACAAGAAGCAAAACGTTAAGGCTTGCAGAGGATTCGAAAGGCCTGGCCTTCGATTTGGATATTCCAAACACAAGCGCAGGCAACGATGCGTTAGTGCTGGCGGAAAGAAACGATTTGGCCGGCTGCAGTTTCGGCTTTGTCGTTCCAAGGGGCGGCGAAAGCTGGAACGGCAATAAGCGGACATTGACCAACGTCGACTTGCGGGAAATCAGCATCATTTCGGGCGGCTGGCCGGCATACGAAGGAACCGAAGTCATTGCCCGAAACCGGAATGAATCCATTTTGCCTTTGCGTCTAATCCTCGCCCGCAAATATCTCGAAACGGTGCGATAGCAATGGGCCTCTGGCAGCGCATCATGGGCAAGACTGAAATCAGGGAACGGCCGCTATTGGCCGACCCGTATTTTAGTGACTTCATGGCGATGCGGTCGAGCGGCTTTGCCACATCTGATGCCGTGTTGAGCAATTTGGCCGTTGCCGCCCGTTGCGTGGCCTTGCGGTCGGAAATGTTGGCATCGGTGCCGTTGTTTCTATTCCGCCGCCGTGCCGATGGCGGGCGGGACCGGGCAAGCGACAATCCGCTTTATGGTGTTCTGCACGACATCTCGAACACATCGCAAAGCGCATTCGAGTTTCGAGAGCTGCTAATTCGTTGTCTCGACCTGTCCGGCAATGCTTACGCCCGCATCGAAAGTAATGCTCGTGGCCAGGTCGTTGCGTTGTGGCCCATTCCGCCGCATGACGTGACGATTGAAAAACTAGCGTCGGGTCGGCTGCGATATCGCATCTATAACGGCACGAAAACCGAAACGTTGCTGCAGGATGAAGTGCTGCATATTCGCGGTGCATCGCGCGATGGCATCATCGGCTTGTCACCAATAGCAATCGCGCGTGGCGCGTTATCGCTGGCCCTGTCACAGACCGACACGGCGGCTGCTCTTTCGCGCAATGCGTTGCGGCCATCCGGCATGGTGTCGTATCCGCAACAACTAAACCTAGACCAAAGGGCAAGAGTCCTTTCCGACCTGACCAACTCATATGCTGGCACCAGCAACGCCGGTCGAGTGTTAGTCACGGACGGCGGCGCAAAGTATGAAAAGCTGGCTTTCAGTCCCGAGGATGCGCAATTTTTGGAAAGCCGAAAGCTGGCAACGAAGATGTTGCGCGAATCTTCGGGCTGCCGCCAACGTCAGTCGGCATCACCGACAAGGCGACCTATTCCAACACCGAACAGGAAGCGCGGGCGCTGGTGCAAAACGCGCTCGGGCCACTCGCCGGCCGCATCGAGGCGGCCATGCAGCGATGTCTGCTGACCGATGTCGGCCGCCGTACGCTCTATATCGAGCATGATTTAGATGGATTACTGAGAGGTGACGTTGCTTCGCGTTTCGAGGCGTATCGCATCGGCCGCGAAATCGGCGTCTACAGCTCGAACGACATTCGACGCTTCGAGAACGAACCGCCCCTGGGCGCAATCGGAGACGTTTACAATCAACCGGCAAATTGGTTGCCGCTTGGCGCGTCACCGCAGGGGAGCGCACCGTAATGGCACGCGGCCCGTCGACATTTAAGCAGCAAGATTTGACGCGGGCCTTGAAGGCGGCGCGGGCCGCTGGCGTCGAAGTTGCCAGATTTGAAATCGAGAACGGCAAAATTGTCATCGTGACCGGCAAGCCGGCAGACAGTAATGCGACAAATACCAACCCGTGGGATGAGGTTTTGACCGATGCTAAGAACTAAAAGCGGTCTCCCTAAACACTGCTGTTGGAATACCGACCACCACGGCAAGCGTCGTGTACGGTTTCGCAAAGCAGGCTTTACGACCTATCTCACCGGCACGCCATGGTCTGAAGATTTCATGCGCCAGTATGCAGCGGCGCTTGATGGTGTGAAGGCACAAGCAAACAATATCGGCCTTGGCTTGCGAACGACGCCGGGGTCATTCAATACATTGGTTGTTAGCTATTATCGCTCGCCTGATTTCCTGGGATTGAAACCAAGTACACAACGCGCCCGCCGCAATGTCATCGAACGCTTTCGCCGTGACCATGGCAGCAAGCCACTCAAAGGACTTCACCGGCAACACATCCGGGACATCATCGGCGCCAAGGCAGCAACACCCGAGGCAGCCAACCATCTGCTCAAGACGCTGCGCATCATGCTGGCCTATGCCGTCGACCAGGGCATGATTGCCAACAATCCGGCAACCGGAGTGAAGAAGTATCGCAGCCAAGGCGACGGTCATCACAGTTGGACCGAAGCCGAGATTGCACGATTCGAAGCGCGGCATCCGGTCGGAGGCAAGGCAAGGCTCGCATTGGTATTAGGGCTGCGGACC